CTTATTGCAATACCTAGTTATTTTATCCAGGTAATGTTAAAGCCTATCCACGATCTTATATTCGGAATTCTTAAATCTCTTCCTACTGATTCTACTTTTGATCAGCGGGCCGGGATTGAAAGAATCAAGGATATAGGCGGTTCTCGCCTACGGTCATTTGATCTTTCTGCTGCCACCGATCGTGTGCCGTTACTTATACAGATTCCTGTATTAGCGGTCTTATTCACGATGCATGGATACAGTAGATCTCATGGCCATAAGATCAGTCACACTTGGGGTAAGATCATTCAAACGATCCCATTCTTCCTTAGTAAACGTAATAGTCGAACAGGTTTGATTGGACGTTACCTCAAGTATGGCTGTGGACACCCAATGGGAACTTATTCCTCTTGGGCGGCGTTTACCATAACTCATCATTTACTCGTTCAGATATGTGCTTATCTTGTTCTTATGTTTGGAGATCAAGCTGAGCACCATCTGTTCGGTACCCAATCCTCCGGCTTAGTTAGAGGGGTTCAATATCAAGAGTTGTGTAATACACACGACTCGTTCTCTAAGTTATGGTACGTATCGTACCAGATGCTTGGAGATGATATAGTCTTCTTCGCTAATTCGAAGTTTGAGTTAGATGTTTCGAACCTTTATCTGGTTCTTATGCAGTACATTGGCGTGGAGATCCACCCCCTCAAAGGGTTTGACTCCGCGAATGCCTCGTTCGAATTTTGTAAAGAATTCGTCCGGGGTGGTACTCTTCTTACAGCATTTAAGTGGGGAGAATGGGCTAGCGCTTACGAACCAAAACAATTCGTTAACGCTATACTGTCCTCAATGCTTAAAGGTATTAGTGTTGCTGACTCTGACGTCCTAGTCATGAGTGCAATCAACCTACTACCATACTGTATGAAGACAAAGATGAAGTATTTGGCGTCGTCCTTCTCTCCTATTACGGTTCAATTGAATGAACCTTCTAGGGAGATGACTTACATATCGTACTTGATTGTGAGTCTAATTACTTATACTCATCAAGTGGAGTTACCGCGCTGGGTGTCATACTGCATGGGAGCAGCACAACTTCCAGATTCAGTTCCTCCATGCAAGACTAATTTGGTGTTCCCAAGGTATTTTAAGACCTTAGTTGACCTTCTCAGTCTGATTACGACAGATTTATCACCAAAAGTGTTCCATCTCTGTACTCATCTGTATTCACAGATGATTACCACCATTTCAGGCTTTGTGATTAAGAGACTTGACCTTAAAGGATCCCCTGTAACGGGTGTCCTCCAAGGGTTTCTCTTACAGTTTATGAAAACAAAAGCTGTGTTCACTGCTTTCTTCCTCCACTCCCCAGTGGTCTGGGTCCTAGATAATCATAGGCCTGATAATGAGCCCTCGAAGCGATTCAAGGGTGACGTTATTAGTTATGACCTCTTAGAAACAGACCCTGAGGTTGCTTTGGCGATAGAAGCTGATATCACATCGTCTGATCCAACACCGTTGGTCAAATCGTGTAACCAGTCTTATCGTTCAGCAATGAACGCTTTTATTCTAGCAGCAAACTTTGTGCTACTCTATACAACCAGATACGCTTCCGTCCACTCTCTTGCTATGGGTGATTTTACTGCGCTTGTCGCGCCGTACGACCTCATGAGCAAGTTGAATGGTTTGAGGGCGGCTCTTGTCACTTCTATAGAATTAAGGATTTCTCAAGCTAGGGACCGTGTATACACATGGAGTATTTCATCTCCTGGTGTCGACACGATCACTGACGGCAGTGTTCCACTCAATACATTAGAGCAGATCTTTCCGGTGCCGGAGAAATGCCCCGTTAGCGATAAGCCTTCCGTATTCCCGGTCAAAGTTGATTTACCCGAGAGGGATCCATGGGGGATCCCTCGCGCGTCGATAGACTTCGATCTTGAATACGAAGCTCGGCAGGCTATACGTAATCATGATTTACAAAAGATTACTATATACTCTGCTTATGCCACTGAGGATAGTCCTTATAAATCTACACCACCACTTGGACCAGTTGAGTTACCTCGTATAGAGGATGACCCAGATTTGGAAGAAGCGGG